GGGCACCGAGAAGTCGGCCAAGGCATGCCCCCAATCGCGCGGAAAAAGAAAAAAAGCGCCGGGCCGCTCGAAATCCGTGGCCTGGGCGCCGGTCGGGAGGGTTTTTGACAAAACGGCGTTTTGTCCCCCGGGGGGATGCCACAAATTGTCGAAAACCCGACAAATTCTGTCGAAAACTCGGAGACTAATATCGAAAACTCACCACCGCTCCTCCGTGAGCGGCCGTGGCCTCGGGGCCACCCCGAAGCCGCACCTGCCGTGGGCCACGTCGTGCCCGACGTGAGAGAGCGGGATGAGGTTGCGAATCACGCGCCCGCCCTCGTCGACGGCCCACTCGCTGAGCGCCCACTCGGGATGCTCCGAGACGCGCATCACGTGGTGCACGCACGTGGCCGGGACGTAGCGCGACGGAGACAGGGACAGCTCGTAGAGGCTCGCCCCGTGCGCCTCGTCGATGACCCTGCGCCTGAGCGCCAGCCACCGCGCCGAGTCGTAGAGGCGCTTGCGCCCCGCCCGCCCCGCCTGGGCGCGCACCCACTCGGCCAGCCGCCAGTCCGGCGCCGGCGGCGTGGCGGGGGGAGGACCGAAGGCGTCTCCCACCCACGACAGCTCGACCGGCTCCACGCGCATGGCACCACGCCCCAGAATACGGCAAGGCGCCCGCGGGGCCATGTCCCCCACGGGCGCCGCGCGAAATCCCACGCTGCCACTATCGCACGAAAACGCGCGCACGGGACCGCAGGACCATGCAGCATCCTGCAGGACCCCGCACGACCATGCACGGTCACGCGCGTTCACCCCTCCGCGTCCCCCACGCCGTCGGCCACCCTGCGCCAGCCGTAGCCGTCCACGACGTCGAAGGCGGCCTGCGTGGCCTCGATGCACCAGCGCTCGCTCATGCCGACGTGGCGCGAGACGGCGGCCCACGACACCCCGCCGCAGTAGCGCCACCAGAGCGCGTCCGCCGTCGCCGGGCCGAGCAGCGCGCACACCCCGCCGCGCCCGTCCTGGCCTGTGCCGTAGATCACGCCGCACGCGAGGTCGATGAGCTCGTAGTCCTCCTCCAGCCGGCGGCGCGTGCGCTCCTCCTGGTCCACGAGGCGGTCCACCGGAGCCATGGGGTCGGATACGCCGCCGCGCCCGCCGGGGAGACCGGTCGTCGAGTGGCCGCGCAGCCCGCACGCGGCCTCGGCGCGCCGGAGCGAGCCGCCTATGCGGTCGGCGTCGAGCGCCGCGTCCCTCGCCGCGTCGAAGAGGTCGCGCGCCGTCACGTAGTCGAACAATGGCAACACCTCAATCCAGGCACCCACGAGATGCCCACGAGAGACCACAAAATCGCGCGTGCGGCCACGCTCTGCACCGGTACGGGCAAACGCCCGCAGCGCGCCTTGCATGGCCGCAGAACGGCTCACAGCGCCTCTACCCTCACCCATATGCCCGCCGGGTCGCTCCACGCCTTGGCGAGCGACAGCTGGACGACGAGGCGGTCGTCCTCGACGAGGCCGCACCGGACCATGCAGTCCCCCAGCGTCTTGAAGACGTTGTCCAGGTCCGGCACGTCGTCCATCGGCGCGCCCTGCGCGTGCCTGCCGCGCGTGGGGAAGCACAGCCGGACGGTGACGCGCACGGGGCCTCGCATGGGCTCCTCCGGCGCGATGCGCCTGAGCCTCGCGCAGATGGAGTCTTCGGCCTCGCGCAGCCGGTCCGACTTGCCCACGAAGCGCTTCCCCCCGCGACCGCGCCGCACCATCAGGTCGTTGTGCGTGACCGTCGGCGGCTCCATCGCGAGGAAGCCCTGCACCACACGGGCACCCATCACGATCGCCTCCCCTCTGAGTTCTCGAGCGCCCTCTCGCACAAGTCGCTCCTCTCGGCCCGTGCGCCCGCCACGAAACCATCGTCGAACCCTCGCTGGTACGCCCACGCCGCCAGGCATGCCGCGCCGCCAGACACGAGCGCGACGGCGCACGCGCCCACCACAAAGTCAACCATCATTCCCCCAGTCGACGTGCCGCCTGCACCACTCCGCGAGCAGCCGCGTGCCGTCCGCCATGCCCACGGCGTAGCCCGCGAGCCACGCGGCCACGGAGACGGCTGCGGCGGCGACGCAGACGAAGAGCACCACCCAGCCCGTCACCCGGCATCGCCCCCAGTCGCGCACAGGTGCCCAACGACGCGCATGACGCACTCGAGCGCATAGCTCTCGGTGAAGCGCGTGTACCGTGCCACGATCCTGGCGATGTCTGTCGCGTACATGACAAGCTTCCATGCGTCCAGCTCATCTGTCACCTGCTCGGGCGCCCTAATCTCCCTCGCCATGGCGCACCTCCCTCCGCACGGCACGCGAGCAGTAGCCGTCAAGGCTGCTGCAAATCACGTCGCTGCCGTCCATCAGGTAGCACGTGGCAGCGACGCCGCCAAATAGCTTGTGCGTCTCCAAGAAAACGCAGTCCCCACACCTGATAAGCCTCCCGTTAGTCCTTGCGTCCGGGATGCCGTCCGTCGTGTCCACGATGTACTCGGCCATCAGCCGCGCCCCCTCCTCTCGAACTCCGCGCAGCCTTCTGCGGCGCTCCCGCATGCGTTCGGGCTGTCCAAAGACTCGACCACCTGCCGGCTAAGGCCGCACGCGTGCACCGGCCATCCCGCCGTCCACGGCCATATCTCGGCCTGCTCGCGCTCGCGCTCCTCGTCGCGGATGAAGTGCACGCACGCACCGCACGTATCGCGGTAGTCTCCGACCTTCCTCATCAGCCCTCGCCACCCTCGACCACGCGAGCGCCGCAGCTGGGACAATACAGTGGCAGCACAGCGCCTATAAACGGCACAATTGCACCCATATATGCACCGCACTCGCTGCAGACAAGCTCGTCATCTGCTGCCGTGTCGGGATGCACTGCGTGGCACGTCGGGTCTATGAGGTCGGCGAGGATTCGCGCGGCCTTGGCACCCCATGCGCCGTTGATTAGAAGAGCATCGTTGATGATTCGGAATACGGCATAGTCGATACACTCGTCCTCTCCGACTTCAGTCCTCAGCTTTGCCGCCACCTCGCGGCGCTCGTCGCTAGTCGGTGCCATTTGATGCCTCCTTCCTCAGCATTCCCTGCGAGCAGAAGTCGCTGGGCATCGTGCTGCGACCATGACTTATCTCCGATGGTGACGGCGAGCACGTGCCACGCCCTGCCGTCCTCGCCGTACACGGTGTCCCCCACGTGGATGGGACTGCCGTCCTTGCCGCGCGGCAGCTCGACCATCTCCGCGTCGATGCGGTCGGCGAGGTCGGATACTCGCGTATTGGCCACACCGATAAGGCATTCGTCGGCCACCTTGCGCAGCTCCCTGCTGATGTCGCTCATCTCTTCCTCCCCCGCTCTGCCTCAATCCACGCGCGCACCGCGGCCGCGTCCACCCCGGTCTCCCGCGCGAGCCTTGCCGCAACCCAGTCCCGGTCCGTCATGTCCGCGCCGTCGCGCGCCATGCCCCGCAGCGCCGCCGCCAGGGCCCTGCGCTCGGCCGGGGACGGCCACGGGCCGGTGGCGCCGGATGGCGCCGCCCTGCCGCCCACGAGCCCGAGCTTGCGCGCCCTCTGGTACGCCGCGTCCGCGCCCTTGCCCGGCACGGCGCCGTCCAGCTCGCGCCTGGTGCGCAGCCCCGCGGCCACCGCGTCCCGCAGGGCCGCGTCCTCGCCCGCCGACCACCTGGGGCGCCTGTGCCTGAGGCCGGCGCGGCTGTAGACGCCCATGCGGTTGGCGCGGTACGTCACCTGGCGCGGCGCCTTCCCCGGGAGCAGGCGCGTCCAGCCGTCCCACGCGGCCCCGTGCGTGGGGTAGAGCGCGCGCACGAGCGAGTCCTCCTCCTCTGTCCACCTAGGCCCGCCCATCGCGCGCCCCCCGCTCTATCGAGTCCGCCGTGGCCCTGAGCGCGCCCGCTATGACAGGCGCGTACTCGCCCATGGCGGCGCCCTCTATCTTCGGCATCAGCATGGTGCACGCTCTGTCTGCGGCAATCTCAGGCGAATCCGCAGCGTTTGTGATGAAATTCGGCTCGTCGTACTTGTCTCCGCGCATGTACGCGATTCCGTGGCACACGCCCCTGAGGTATCCAGCGCTGCGCTCTAGGTCCAGCGCCGCTTGCACGCGCTTGGACTCGTCATCGCTCATCGCTCACCGCCCCCGTCCACCTCGATGCGCGCCTGCACCGGCGCGACCTCGACGGCCACCTCGGCACCGACGAGGGGGACAAGCCTCCCGGCCACGACAGCCGCCACCGACGGGTCCAGCTCCACCACGAGCCTCGTGGACTTCGCCGTCCCCTTGACCTCGGCGAGGACGCCCCTAGCCTCGACGGCACCAAGCACATTTGCAGAACCCATGTTCTGCTCCCCTCTAATCGTCATCTCGAAAGGACTTTTTGAACCCCATCCATGGGGGTGCGCGGTAGCGCACGGGCCGCGCCCTGTAGTGTGGGCGCGCACTCGTGCGCCCACACGGCGGTACCGCCACCCCCTGGTGGGGGGGGTGAAAATCACCTTATATATAAGGGTGTTTTCACCACCCCCTTGAAAGTGAAAATCACGAGTGGCTTTCACCCCCTGAAAACCATGGGCAGATTGCTTTTTACACCCATGCAGATTCATAAGATGTTTAACCATTACTACTCCCACCCGTTCTCCAGCGGCGACTCGCGGTCGTAGAAGACCGTGACCTCTGTCGGCTCGGCCCCGTCCGGGCCCGGCACCTCGACCTTGCGGCACCCGACGCGGCACCAGTCGTGCCTGGCCCAGGACTTGACCGTCGGGCGCGTCGGCTTGTCACCGGTCTCCCCGCGCTCTCCCATGTGGGCCATGAGCGCGCCGATGCCCACGGTCCCGTCATCTGCCGCGAGCCCCTCGCTCACGCAAGCGCTGAACGCGGCCCACATGAGCGACTTTGCCTCCTCGCGGTTCCTCCGGTCGCGCTCCTCCTTGCCGCGGCGCTGCCTGGCGTAGGGGTCCTCGCCCTCGACCTTGTACCTCTCCAGGCCCTCGACGGCCACGAAGCGCGGCCACCTGAAGGCGAAGTCGCGGTCCCTTGGCTTGGCGAAGCTCCTGCAGTCGACCGACATCCTGTAGGCAGGCAGGCCGCCAAGCTTCTCCTCGCGGTCGCGCTCGCCCATGTCGATGGCGGTCATGTCCATCATCACGTCGGCGTCGCGGGCGTAGACGCCGGTCCCGCTCATGCGGTCCATCGACTTCTTCTGCCCCGCCGTGCCCTTCGGGTGGTGATGCGCGTACACGACCGACACGCCGGTCTGCGCGATGATCGCGTCGACGGCATTGGTGAAGGCCGTGACCTTCGCCGAGTCGTTGTCGTCGCCGCCATTGACCTTGTACACGGGGTCCACGACCACGAGGCGCACCGGCTCGCCCGAGGCCGCCATCCTGCGCACGCGGCGCACGATTGGCCGCACGAGGTCTGGCATGAGGCACGCTCGGCCCCTGAGCTGCAGTCGGTGGAGGTTCGACTTGAGCGCGCCCACGTCGGCGGGCTCGCCGTGCGCCACGCGGTCGTCCCAGACGATGCGCATGCGCTGGCGGAACTCGGCCTCCTGTATCTCCAAATTGACGTAGAGCACCTTGCCGCGCAGGCACCCGCGCCCGAGCCACCTGCCGCCCGTGGCCACGGCCTCCGCGAGGTCTATGAGGCAGTACGACTTTCCCATCTTGGAGTCGCCCGTGAGTATGCCCTTCTGGCCCATGCGCATGATGCCCTCCCCCTCGTCCGTCCCTATGAGCACCGGCGCGAGGTCAAGCGGCTCGTCGAAGTCCGAGCTGTCGGTCTCGTCCGGCAGGTCGTCCTCGCTCTCGGCCACCCACTCCTCCCAAGCGGCCCACGACTCGGCGCCGCAGGACGTGGCGAGCAGCAGCTGCCTGCGCCCGCGCCTGGTGACGCCCGGCATGCGCGAGAGCCGCGACGGGTTCTTGTTGGCCTCGTCCGGCGCGAAGCCGTGCCGGCGGCAGTAGGCGTAGAGCTGCTCGACGCGCTTGCGGTAGAGCCCATAGTCCGTGCCGGCGTCCACGCGCACGATGGCGTGGACGGACTTGCCGCCGGAGGAGACCACCGCCGCGCACGGCAGGCGCATGGCCTCCACCATCCCGCGCTGGCGCTCCGGCGGCAGGCTGTCGCTCTCGACGAGCGCGAAGCGGTACTCCGTGACGTTCGAGTTCCCGCACCCCTTCCCGTCCAGCGGGTTGAAGCGCACCCACGCCCCGGCGTCCGGGTCCCAGTCGCCGATGACCTTCGCGACGTCCCCGCCGCACTCCGCCAGCTCGCGCCTGAGCTGCCCGGCGGTCCGGTCCCAGTGCCCCCTCGAGGGCATGTGACGGCCGTCCCGCTCCCAGCTCTCGGTGACGTATCCCACGTGGTCGTCGTCGTCGAATAGCGCCCCGATGTAGTCGGAGAGCTGCCTCGCCGGGGCCCACTCGCGCGAGTCGTCGGCGTCGTCGAGCGGGCGGTCCTCCACCCAGCTCGGGTCCACGCACGCGGTGGCCACGTCGTCCCACCCCAGCGCCTCGTCCCCTGCGGCCTGCGACCAGCCGCGCGCCTCGGCCATGCGGACGATGGTGCCGCTGCCGACCCGGCGCTCGGAGCGGCCGAAGCCTGCCCACTTGCGCGCGCACTCTCCCTCGTGCCACCTGGCTGAGTCGCGCCGCGACCACCTGTCCCAGTCGTCGGCGGAGAAGCCGCTCTCGTGGAGGGCCATCCCCACCTCGCACCACTCCTCGTAAGTGCACGTGGTCGGGTCTATGGCATCCACCGCCTTGAGCAGCCCCGCGTGGTCGTCCCTAGGCATCGCCCGTCACCCCCGGCACGTACGTCGCGGGGTCCACCCCCGCCGGCACGATCCAGCGGTTCCGCGCTAGCCGCGCCATCATCGAGCTGGCTTGGTCGAATGTCCACTCGCCCGGGTGGCGGAAGCCCTTGCGCTCCAGCATGCGGACCTGCTTGGGCGTGGCCATGCCCGCGTCGCGGCGCATTGACAGCCGGTCGAGCATGAGCGACGCCTTGCCACGGCACATCCCCTCGGGGTCGACCCCCCACTTCTCGAGCGCCCTGCTCTGGCCCTCGGTGGCGTCCTCGCGCTCCCAAGGGAAGCTCGGCTCGTAGTCGGTCAGGTCGTGGTCGGCTATCGACATCTCGAAGACCAGCGGGTCCACGAGCCTGGCCCTCTTGTGGCGCTGCCTCTCCAGCTCGGCGGCGAGCGCCTCCTCGCGCGCGGCCTGCACGTCCTCGGCGGCCTGGGCCTCCTCGCCCATGAGGTCGACGGGCCCCTCCGCCTCCTGCGTGATCTCGGTCATGCGCGCCTCGACCTCGGGGGTCTTGGCGACGAGCGACGCGGGGCGGCACAGCTCGTGGCGGCCGGTCATCCAGAGGAAGTCGAGCAGGAGCAGGCGCTCCTTGCCGGTCTCCGGCGAGAGGCGCGTCCCGCGCCCCACCATCTGGCAGTAGAGCGCGCGGCTCTTTGTCGGCCTGAGCACGACCACGCAGTCGACGGCGGGGCAGTCCCACCCCTCCGTGAGGAGCATCGAGTTGCACATCACCTGGTAGCGGCCCGCCTGGAAGTCGGCGAGGACCTCGTCCCTGTCCTCGCTCTGGCCGTCCACCTCGCAGGCGGTGAGCCCGCGCGCCCTCAGCCTCTCGGCGAAGGCCTTCGCGGTCCTCACGAGCGGAAGGAAGGCGACCGTGCGGCGCTCCCGGCACACGCCGGCCATCTGGTCGGCGATGGCGTCGAGATACGGGTCCAGCGCGTCGCCGAGCTGGCCGGCGGCGTAGTCCCCCGCCTGCGTCGAGACGCCGGAGACGTCGATGGAGAGAGGCAGTGTCTGCGCCTCGATGGGGCAGAGCCACCCGTCGCGCACCGCCTGCGCGAGGCCGTACTCGTACGCGATCGAGTCGAAGACCTCCCCGAGGTCCCTCCGGTCGGCGCGGTCCGCCGTGGCGGTCACGCCCAGCACGTCGGCACCCGAGAAGTGGTCGAGCACCCGCCTGTACGACTCGGACACGGCGTGGTGGGCCTCGTCGACCACCACGCACTGGAAGCGGTCCGGCGCGAGACGCGAGAGCCTGTCCTCGCGCATGAGCGTCTGCACGGAGCCCACGGTCACGCGGTCCCACGTGCCCACGCTCGTCTCCTCGGCGCGCTCCACGGAGCAGGACAGCCCGGTCATGCGCCCGATCTTGTCCGCCGCCTGCTCGAGTAGCTCGCCCCTGTGCGCCAGGACGAGGGAGCGCCCGCCGCGCTCGGCAACGCGGCGCACCACCTCGGCGAAGCACACGGTCTTGCCGGTCCCCGTGGCCTGGACGAGCAGGGTCCGGCGGTGGCCGGACCCCCACTCGCGGAAGACGGCCTCGACGGCCTCCTGCTGGTACGGGCGCAGCTCTGGCGCCATCAGAGCGCCCCGTAGGTGCGCTTGGGCTGCACATCGGGCACGACGAAGCGCTTTACCTCGTTGAACGTTTTGCCCTGGTACGTGTGGTTGCCTATCTCGGCTCGCCCGATTGCCCCGCGCACCTGGTCCCACGGCATGCGGTATGCCTGCCCGTCGGGGAGCGAGGCGTCTATGAGCCCGCACGACTTGAAGAACTGCGTCAGCTTCCATTGCTTTCGCTTCGTGAGGTAGAGGCGCGTGATCACCGTCCCATGATGTCCTGCCGAGTCAGAGCACGAGAGCGTGAGCTTCGCAACCGGGCACGGCCCCATCTTGTCGCTGCCATCGAAGCGGCCGCGCTCGAAGTCGTCCACCCTGTACGCGTACTCGCCGGGCTCCAGGAGCGTGTACTCCGCGTCGCTCGCCGTCGCCTCGTCGTCCCAGCCGAGGGCCTCGTCGTAGTCTGCCATGTGATCCCCTTTGGTCTTGGTGTGTGTCTTGCATCTTTCTAGCTAGTCGATCGGTGTCGGGTCCTTTGCGCGCTCCTCCTCGACGCGCCGGAGCATCGTCGGCCACTGGGAGACCAGGTAGTCGACGAAGCCCTGCTCGTAGTCGGAGACGGCGCACGCCTCCGGGAAGTTGCCGGACCTCCCCACCACGCGCCTCAGCTCTCCGTCGAGCACGCCGTCCCTCCGCATGAGGTCCGTGAGGGCGCGGAAGCCCGCCGGGTACGAGTCGCGCGGGTCGACCTCGAAGGCCTGCGCCTTGGGCGCGGCCGCCTGCGAGAGTCGCTCCATGTCGCGCTCGATGGAGGCCATGTGGCCGTCCGTATCCGTGGCTGGTGCGGGCATTGGCTGCGGCGTCTGCTGCGCCGCCTGCGTCACGGGCGCCGGCGCGGGTGCGGCGTCCGCCCGCATGTCGGGTACCACGGCCGCCAGCTCCGGCGGCAGCTCCCCGAGGCGCATGGGCATCTCGTCGGGCAGCCCGAAGCGGTTCTTCGCGTCCCAGCACGGGTTGTGCGTCGTGCGTATGACGCGCGAGCCGCCCGAGGCCCTGGCCTTGCCGTCCTTGCTCACCGTGACGTAGGTCTTGTAGTCGCAGAAGAGGACCATGTCCGCCCACTCCTTGACCATGGGCGCGACCTTCTTCGAAAGCTTCAGCTCGAAGCGGTCGAAGGCGCCGGACTCGTCGGGGCGCTCAAACTTTCGCATGATGGCGTGGGACACCACCACAACGTTCGTCCCGCCGTCCACCACCTCACCCAGTGCGTCGAGCAGCCTGCCGAACTCCTCGGCGAGGTACGTGTAGCCCTTGCCGTATCCCGCATCCTCCACGCCCTGCCAGTCGTGCGCCGCGCACACGGCCCTGGTGCAGAGTGCCTCGGCGGCGTCTGCGGTGTCCACGACGAGCGTCGAGCACGGCACCTCGCCGTCGCGCACCGCGCGCACCTCGTCCGTGAGCATCGCCCACGACGTGGGTCGCGGCATGCGCACCACCGGCAGCTGGTTGGTGCCGCCCTCCACGTCGAGCCACGCCGGCTGCGGCATCTCCGCCGCGAGCGTCGACTTGCCGATGCCCTCCGGCCCGTACACCACGATCCTCAGCGCGGTCCTCCTTGTCCCGCACTCCAGCTCGTACCTTCCCATCGCCTACAGCTCCTTCCACTGGGGCGCGGCCACGCCGTCGCCCTCGGTATCGTCACTGGCCTTTTCCTCGGCCTCTGCCTCCGCGCAGGCAACGCGGCCGTCCTCTATGACCACTGTGCAGGTGTCGTCCGATGCGACGCGCGTGCCTATGACTTGCAGGCCCTGCGCCTCCGCCCACGCGCCGAATTCGGCCAGCGTCTGCGGGTCCATCTGCTCCAGCTCGTCGACGAGCACGAAGCCGCACTCCGGCTTGGTGGCGCGCACAATGGCGGTGGCCACGCGCAGCTGCTCGGCTCCGCTCATGTCGCCCCAGGTGTGTCCCAGGTACGTGAGCCTGCCCTCCTCGTCGATGGATAGCCCCTCCAGCGGCAGCGGCGCTCCGTCCAGGAGCGAGCGCCGCTGGTCGCGCAGTCCCTTTAGCCTGTCGGTCAGCGAGTCGTACTCCGCCTCCGCCCTGGCCGCCTCGGCGTCGGCCTCCGCCGCCCGCTGGTTCTCCGCCACCATGGCGTTGGTCTCCTCGATGGAGGCGATGGATGCCTCTATCTCGGCGGTGGACTCGTCCACAAGCTGCTCCGCCGTCTTCTCGGCGTCCGCGAGGTCTGCGGCGTCTCGCGCCGCCCGGGCGTTGGCCTCCTCCAGCCGCGCCCGCGCCTCTGCCGCGCGCCGCGTGGCGTCCTCGACGGCCTGCCGCGCCGCGTCCTGCTCCCTGTGGTCGTCCTCGACGGCGCGCCTGAGCTGGCCCGCGCGGTCGCGCTTGCGCTGGCGCTCGCCGTTGCGCGCCAGAATGCCCTGCTGCTCGCGCACGAGGTCCGCGACGCTCACGGGCGCGTCCGGCGCGTCCGGGTGTCGTGGCAGCCTGTCGGCGTGGGCGCGCTTTGCCTTGGCGTCGCGCCCGGCGAGCTGCCTGTCCTCGTATGTGCCGCGTATCTGGCCGTCGAGCGCCGCCAGCTGGTCGTCGATGCCCAGCGTGTGCAGGAGCGCCGTGGCCTTGTCGGCGTCGCTGCCGTGGATGAAGCGCGGCAAATCGAGCGCGAGCTGGCTCACGAACTCGTTGAGCAGCTGCTGGCCGGCCTTGCGCCCGCTCTCGTCGGTCACGTGGAGGGCTCCGGTCTTGCCCCTGCGCTCCGCCACCAGGCCGTTCGACATCTCCACGCGCACCCTCGCGGGCGTCGCCGCCCCGCGCCGTGTGGGCTCGTCCGGGCGGTACTTCTCGCCGCCCAGCGCCCACATGATGGCGTCGAGCACGCTCGACTTCCCCTGGCCGTTGCGCCCGCCGATGACCGTGAGCCCATCGCGCCCCGGCCTCAGCTCCACCGCGCGAACGCGCTTGACGTTCTCCAGCTCAAGGCTGTCTATCTTCACGCCTTCCTTGTCCTTGTCGCTCATGACCTCTCCTTGTCGTAGTGCCATGTCTGCATCCCCTCCAGGTACCGCGCCAGGCTGTCGCGCTGCACGTAGCGGCGCGTGCCCACCACGAGCATCGGCGGGGGCGTCGCGCCGTCCATGTACGCCCGCATGGCGTTGATGCCGATGCCCGCGTAGGCTGCCGCCTGCTCAGCCGTGAGGTATAGCGTGCGCGGGCGCACCCCATCGTCCGTCATGGCACCATCACCGTCCCGCCCTCGATGTAGGCGGCCACCAGCAGCATTGCGGCCATGACGGCCACGCAGAGCGGCCACGCCTTCTGCGTGATCGTGAGCTGGTCGTACGGGCCGCATTCGAGCCATCCCAGCTCCATGGCGCGGTCTATAATCCATTGCATGGCAAGCTCCTTCCTTGTCTCGTGGCCTCGTCGGGTGCCTCCGGCGGGGCCTCTTCTTTTGCCTTGGCACGCCCCGTGCGTGCGGCGCGGGCCAGGAGCGCGGACGCGCAGGATATGGGGGCGCGCCCATCGGTGCGACCCTTGAGACGCGGCAGGGAGAGGAAGCCTTGGCGACCCTCCGCCGCGAATCCGCGCCGCGCGTGCGGGACGTGCCGTCCCCCGGTGCGCTACGAATCGCCGTCGCGCACAAAGTCCCCGACCTTGCAGCCGATCGCGGACGCGATGGCCGCGAGCGTCACGATTCCGGGGTTCTCCGTCCTGCCCGTCTCAATGCTCAGAATCTGGTTCTCCGTGACGCCGCTCTCGATTGACACCTGCCGCAGGGTCTTGCCTGACCCGTGCCGCAGCTCCCGCAGCCTCATGCCGTTCATGCCGTCAATCACCCCCAATCCTTTTTGCTAAATTATTTTTGGCATCTGAGATGTTAGCTATAATATTTTTAGCAGTCAAGGACTTTGCCCAAAAATATTTGGTGCAAGCCATATGATGTGAGACACAGGATTTGGCAGGCGTCCGACGGGAGCTGGCATGAGCGTCTTCGGCGACAACGTGGCGAGGCTGCGCGGCGAGAGGGGCTGGTCGCAAAGGGAGCTTGCCGAGAGGCTCGGGGTGACCAACGGCGCAGTGGCCGCGTGGGAGTCGAAGGGCACGCTGCCGAACTACGAGCGGGTGGAGGAAGTCGCGCGGCTCTTCGGCGTGCAGATGCCGACGCTCTTCGCGAGGTGCGTGCCAACGCGCGACGACGGCGACTTCTCGAGCCGCGAGGTCAGGGTGTACGGGCGCATCGCCGCCGGCACCCCGCTGGAGATGGAGGAGGGCGACTACGGCTTCCCGTGCCCGCAGCGCCTTATGAAGGCTCACCCCCGCGCCTTCTTCCTGGAGGTGGACGGCGAGTCGATGAACCGCGTGCTGCCGAACGGCTCGCTCGCGCTCGTCGACCCCGACATGCGCGAGGTCGTGAGCGGCATGGTGTACGCGGTGTGCATCAACGGTTACGACGCGACGGTGAAGCGCGTGAGGCGGCTGGAGAACGGCGTGGAGCTGGTACCTGACTCCACGGACCCGACCTTCCACCCTGTGGTGTACGACAGCTCCGTGCCGGACACCGAGACGGTCACGATCATAGGGCGCGTGGTCTGGTACACGGTGCCCTTCGACTTCGAGCTGTAGGAGGCATCGAATGGAAGAAGAGGAAGAGACGGGAAAGACGGCGCTCGACAGGTACCACGACCGGGCGCGTATGTGGACGGTGGCCTCTATCGCGGGCACGGTCGCGCTCGCCCTTGCGTACGGAGCGGCGTCTTCCAGGGCGTCGGATGCCTACCAGAGTCTGCAGCTCTACTCCGCCGTCGGCAGCATGGCCGCCGACTTCCAGGCCGCCTACGACTCTGCGGTGCTCGCGCGCGACCTCATCCTGCTCGCCCTCGTCGCGTGCCTGCTCGCCATCGTCGTCTCGGTGGCGGCCCGTGTGGCGGCGGGGCTCCTGGCGGCCTACCGGGAGTCGTAGAGGTATAGCTCCGCCATGTCTATCTCGAAGCGCCGCCTCAGCGACGGCACGACGGTATACGACGTGCGCGAGTACGTCGGCTTCACGCTCGACGGGAAGCGCGACCGGAAGAGCGTGACCTGCCGCACGCTCCGCGCCGCCAAGGCGGAGCAGGCCAAGCTCATTGCCATGCGCGACTCCCGGCGCGGGCGCTCTGGCCGCTGCACGTTCTCAGACTACGTGGATAGGTGGTGGTGGCCGTCCACCGCCTCCCTCGCGGCATCCACGCGCGACACGTACGAGAAGGAGGTGCGCCTGCGCCTGCGTCCAGCTTTCGGAAACACCGACGTGCGCGACATCACGCGCCCGATGGTCCAGCGCATGGTGGACGGCTGCGGCACCAAGCGCGTGGCCGAGAAGGCGCTGGGCACGCTGCGCACCATACTCAACCAGGCGGTGGGCGACGGCCTCATGCAGTCCAACCCTGCGTCCGCGCGCTACGTAATGCCCGAGCGTGGCCGGAAGCGCGACAACGGCGTCGTGATAGGCACCTACGAGGCGATGGGGCCGCTCCTTGCGGCACTCCGCGACTACTCGCGCATGGACGGCGGCTTCTGCCTTGCGCTCGGCTCTCTGGGGCTTCTGGCGGGCCTGCGACCGGAGGAGCGCTACGGCCTCGACTGGGAGGACGTGGACCTGCACGCGCGGACCGTCCACGTGCGCCGCGCCTACCTCAGTGTGTCCCCGCGCGAGGGCGGGCACGACCTCAAGCGCCCGAAGACGGAGCTGTCCGAGCGCGTGGTGCCGATGCCTAAGACGCTCGCGGACATCCTCGGCTCGATGCCGGGGCCGCACGACGGCCCGGTGCTCACGGGGGCGCATGGGGCGCGCGTGTCGCCGTCCACCGCAAAGCGCCGCTGGGCGGCCTTCCTGCGCTGGTGCGGCGAGGAGGGTCGCGACGTGCCGCGCGTGACCATCGAGAACTGCCGCCACAGCTACGCCACGTCGTACCTCCACGCCGGGGGGCAGGTGGAAGACCTCTCGCGCATCCTCGGCCACGCGGACATCGTGACCACCTACCGCCGCTACGTCAGGCCCACCGCCGCCGACATGGCCGACGGGGTGGACAGCGTGATACCATACCTTCCCGATTCCATCCATTAGCCAATTGATAGCCAATCGAGCGGCATTTTCGCTGGTATTCGTCGTGCCTTCCAGGCTTCGAATCCCCAGCTCTCCGCCAGACAGAAATAGCCCCCGCCCGCGTTTCCGCAGGTGGGGGCTTTGATTTGCAATCATTGTGTGGGCATTTGGTTACGTATGTTCACGTAAATTCACATATCCTGTCGCCAAATTAGCCAATGGATAGCCAATGAAAAATGGTCGATGGCCCCGCTATGATCGCGGCATACGGGTGGAGTGGACGGATGGCCCCACGGTGCCGCGCATGGGGTGACCGCGCGCCCAGCCTGGCGCCTGCCGCTGGCGGTCGATTAGTGGCCGCTGGCGGCATTTTGCTATAAACTCTCTCTGTGTCTTGACTTGCTAGTAACTCTATCTATAATAGTAATTGCAAGCAAGGAGCAGCCAGACAAAGGAGACCAAGATGATGTACCTGCCAGACTTTAGGAATGCAGTCGCCGACTACCTGACCAACTCGGGCCAAGACCCCGAGGAGTGGGATATCGAGGAAGCGGCAACCGAGCTGCGCGACAAGTACCCAGAGGCCGAGAGCATCGACGATGTCGACGCCGATGACCTTATCGCGGCACTTGAGAGCCACGAGGCATAAGTGCAACGGCGCGGCCCCGCGCGCCTTACCGCGGGGCGCATTCGGAGACTATGTGATTGGAGACAAAGATGGAACCAAAGGTACTCGATACAGACGGCACGTACACGCTCTACCAGATCAACACGCTCTACGACACTATCTCGGTTCTCGTGGATGGGGACGGAGAGGAGTACAGCACGACAGATTGGCAGGGCCCACAGCCCGCGAGCCTTGCCGAGGTCGAGGACTACGACTGGATAAACCTCAGCGACTTTCAGTACATGTCGTAAGTTTATTTCGAGATAAGGACTAGCCATGCGCAAGATTATCGACGGCAAGCTGTACGACACCGACAAGGCCAAGCAGGTGGGAGAGCCATGGAGCCCGGCGGGATTCTGGCCGGGCGACTTCGGCTGGTGCGAGGAGGCGCTCTACCGCAAGCGCACGGGCGAGTACTTCCTCCACGGCGAGGGTGGCCCCAAGACCAGGTACGCCGAGCCATACGGGCAGAGCGGGTGGACCGGCGGCGAGCGCATCATGCCGCTGTCCTACGACGAGGCCCGCGAGTGGGCAGAAAGGCACCTAGGCGCGGACGAGTACGAGGCGGAGTTCGGCGCGCCGGACGAGGGCGAGACCGCCGTGCTGTCGCTTACCGTCCCCACGGCGACCTACCGCGCCATCAAGGACGAGGCCACCAGGCGCGGGTGCTCCATGCGCGACCTCGTAGTCGAGTGGGCCGCGACGCTCGGCGAATGACGAAAAAGGCCCCGGATTTCCGGCTCCGAGGCAGGCCAGGCCATAGACAATGGGCGGATGGCTCGCGCCCATTCTAACGCAAAAGGCGCCCCCGCCCCGAAGGGCGAGGGCGCAGTAGGTCGCAGTAAGGTCGCAGTAGGTCGCAGTAGGCGGAGCAAATCGCGCCGCCTTTCGCGGGGATTTGCCAAAAAGGCCGTTGGTTTACCGCCAGAAGCCCCTGTTGAGGGAGTGCTGGACGTTGTAGGCGGTCTTGGGGCCGAAGTAGCCGTCTACCACCATGTGGTAGCCGAAGTTCGTGTTGAGCCACCGCTGGACGTTCTGGACGTCCACCCTTCCGAGGATGCCGTCCAGGTGCGAGGAGCCCACCTTCCGCTGGATGGCGAGCGCGGTCGGCGACGGCGCCCCCGTGTAGTCGTAGACGACCGACTCAAGGCGCTGTAGGTACTGGCGATTGTCCGAATACTGGTGCGAGATGTAGCCGTCGGCGTCGGAGCCCGAGAGCCCCAGCTGCCGCGCCCACTCCGCCACGGTGAGCCTGCCGGCGTGGCCGTCGAGCACGAGCCCGCCGTAGGACGCCTGGGAGCCGGAGCCGGAGCCTCCGGACGCCGCCGCGCCAGAGCCGTAGGACGGGCGCACGACGGCGTTGACCACGCCCCACGGGCGCGTGCGGCGAGCCACGGCGCCCGAGACGTTGCCCTCGATGGTCTGGACGTAGGAGCCGCAGTCGCGCTCCACGATGCCCACGTGGTCGCAGACGCCGTCGCCGCCCCAGTCGAAGAGGATCACGTCCCCCGGCTGCGCCGACGCCTTGCCCACGATGGCCCCGGCGCTTGCTGCGTCGCGCCTGACGTATGGGCAGTACGCGCTAGGGATGCCTGCGCAAGTGGCCCCGGCATGCGCGAAGACCCACGAGACGAACATCGCGCAGTAGGGCACGCCTGTGGTGCCGTACCACGCCTCGCCGGTCTGCTGGGCGAACCAGCGCCCGTACTTGGTCCCCACCTCGGGGTCGCTGTACCTGCTGTAGCCTATCTCGCCGCGTGCCACGGAGAGCACGCTCGCCGCGTCGTTACTCACCCTCGGTCACCTCCGCCACGTCCGGCTCGTCGTGCTGGTCCTGCGCCTGGACGAGCGCCTTCTGCTCGTCGGTCAGGTCGTTGGTCATCTGGTCTGCCATTTGTCCTCCCTCGTCTCTCCCGTGGCGGGCGCCTGGCCCGCGCCGAGAACGTCCTCGGTGGTCACCATTCGGTGGAGGCACCTGGGGCACGTCCACCAGCGCTGCGTGATGCCCTCGTGACTGCGCTCCATGCCGCGCTCCTCGCACATCCTCTCGCCGCAGAGCGGGCACGTGGGGGCGTCACCTCCCCGCGTCATCGCCGGCCCCCCTCATCGCGTCGGAGACCGCCTTCGACTCGAGGAGGCGGTCGAGGACCCGGCTCGTCGAGAGCTCCGGGTTGAGCCTCACGAGGTTCTCGCAGACGGAGACGAGCTCGTTGGCGCAGAGGCCGACGATCGCAGCCGTCACGACCGGAGCGCCGTACCCAAGGTCGATGCCCCCGAGGAGCATGCCGTCCGCGACGTCCGCGACCATCACGACCCCGAACTCGCTGGCCTTGTGCCAGAGGCCCTGGCGCATGACGCTCGACTGCACGCGGCCGTCCTTCGCCGCCGCGCAGAACCCGAAGAGCATGTCGAGCACGATCAGGATGCAGAGCGCCACGAGCGCGACCTGCGCCTGCGGGGTGTCCCTGATCGGCTGGATGAAGACGTCTAAGCTGTGTGATGCCATTTGCTTCCCTTCGTCTTGCCTACACCCCGACCGGGTAGAGGAGGACGCCGTACCTCGTGTCCGTCGAGCCTACGTTGCCGTTGTTCTTGACCAGGATCTGGCCCTGGCTGTTCACCGTGAGCACCGCGGTCCACGAGCCTCCGTTGGTCGTGGAAATGGGCGTGGTGATGTGGGAGAGCCTCGGCCTGTACTTATTCGGGAGGACGTACGGGCACGCCTTGGAGTCCCACGAGCCGGAGCCGATCGCGACGCCCCACGCGTATATCCACACGAGGTAGTCGCTTGCGTAGACCACCCATCCGGCGTCGTAGTTGTAGTAGAGCCGCGTGAACCCCAGCCCGAGCGCAGCGCGCATGTACTCGGGGTGGTTGGTAGTGACTCCGAACGGCGTTACCCCAATCGACACGCCGTCCTCGCTCTTGTCTGTGGTATCCGCAACGTATACCGTCAGCATCGGCTCCTCGCTGACGAGCGCCGTCGTCACGTCGACCTGCCCGACGCCGCCCCTGCCGGTGCTCGGGAAGTGCGAGTGGATGTTCATGCTTCCGCTCGTCGCCTGCAGCCCGATTCCGTTCGCCGACATCTCGATTCCGGAGACTGCGCCGAACTTCCGCGCGACGATGGTCGCGAGCCCGGCCAGCATGCTGATGGTCGCGTCCTGGGAGTTCTTCCCGAGCTCGACCACCTTGGCCCCGAAGCTCGACAGCACCTCCCCGGCCTTGCTCAGGACCTCGAAGGCGTCCGCAGTTATGCGCGTGCGGCCCGTCATCCACGTCTTGCCGTCCGCGCTCTTGCCCACGGTGATGCCGTCATTACCCTCGCGTATGAGGGTGGAGAGGCCGTCCGCCGTGGCCTCCACCTTGGACAGGCGGTCCCTGAGCGCGTCCACGGCAGCCTTGTCCTCAGCCTGCGTCACGGCCACGGCCGCGTGGTCGGACTCCGCCGAGACGTTGTGGGCGGGGGTGCCGTCCGCGAGGCATGCGTCGTCCTCGGCGGTCGCCCACACCTCGACGGAGGCTGTGGTGGCCATGGGCACGGTCGAGACGATGCCCGCCTCGGTGAGCGTGCCCACGAGCTCGCTGGCGCCCTCGACGGACATGTAGAGCGAGACGTGGCCGAAGTCGGCGGGGATGCCGCCGTCGAGCTCGCCGCCCCACGCTATGTACACGACTCCCGCGCTCGACGCGCCCGCGACGCCCAGCGGGCGGCCGGGCGGCGTCACGTCGCCCACGTGCGTGGCCATGGTGGCGGAGCCCGTCTGCGGGCCGATGACCGTGCGCGTGCCGTCCCCGTTGTCGTAGCTCGCGCTCCCGCTCGCGCGGGTCTGCGCGGCCTCGGCGCGGGACTGCGCCCTCGCCGCAAGCCTCGCCATGGCCTCCATCGGGTCCATGAGTGCCACGGCCTTCCTGTGCACGGCCATCAGGCCACCCCCTCCCACGGGTCCACCGTCTGGTCGAAGGTGAGCTTGACCCTCGACCCCTCGTCGCCCGACATCTCCATCACGCGCAGCGCGTACCTTCCGTCCGGCCATATCGGCGAGCCGTCCAGGTCGAGCAGCACGCGCTGCCCCGGCCAGAGCGCGCCGGGCACGACCGGCCCCGCCACGGCGTCCGCCTCGCACTGCCACTGGACCATGGGCAGGCGCGAGGCCGCGAGGGCGGCGCCGGCGTGGCTGCGCACGAGGTCGGCGGTGCCCCAGTCCGACGAGCCCGAGGTGCGCGACTCCACGAGCGGCCACGGGTCGCGCCTCTGGCAGAGCGACAGGTCCTCGGACAGGTGGCAGAGCGTGGCCTGGTCCTGCCCCGCGCCGGTCGCGTACACGCGCATGGCGGGGGCGAGCTCCGCCCACGAGAGGCCCTGCGCCGTGCCGCCGCCGGGGAAGCACGTGAGCACCGGGACCACCGGCGCGTCCCCGAGGTACGGCTCCGAGTCGGAGCCCGCCTCGAGCCGCCAGCGCAGGTGGCGCGGGTCTGCGAGGTACGGGCGCAGCTGGACGTCCGGCCCCCCGTCGACGTTGCAGATATCAGTTATCAGCTTCTTGATGTCGCCGTTGGCCACGTTGAATCCGTCGTAGGTGCGCTCGTGCCCGCCCGCCTCGCCGACGTACGGCCAGTCGATGGGCAGCGCCCCGCCGGGCTTCGAGCACGCGAGCCGCCCCAGGCGGCAGGCGATGGAGCGCAGGCTCTCGCCCTCCCAGTGGATGCTGTCCGTGGTCACGGAGCCGATGGTGGTCTCGGTCTTGTCCTTTCCGCTGCCATTCTCGACCGTGGTCGTGCCCGTCCCGAAGGCCCCCTCGCGCACGGCGTAGCGGTGCGCCAGCACCTCGAGCGGGCTGAGCAGGTCGATTGACACGTCCTTTGCGGTGCCGCTCTTGGGGCCGATGACGCCCGCCACGACCGGCGCGCCGTCCCACATGAGGCAGATGCCGCGCCGCCACATGGCGATGGCCTCGTGGCGCTCGGCGGCGGTGCGCCCCGGCACGGCCGACCACGGGAGCCTCAGCCCCGAGGCGTCGCCCCCGCCCGTCCCCTTGTCGCGCGTGGTCGAGAGCGAGCAGTCGCCGACGGAGAGCGTCCAGGAGAAGCTCGGCAGGTCGACCTGCTCCGCGAGGAGGCCGGTCATGGTGTCGAAGAGGCACGCCTCCCACATCAGGCGGCCCCCTCGTCCCAGACGGAGAGCGCCGCGCCGCCGGTGCCGCCGTCCACGACGGAGAGGCCCCAGTCCCCGCCGTCGTAGGCGAGGTGCAGCTCCACCACGTGCGTGCCGGCGGCAAGCTCGGTCGCGCAGGAGGACGAGTGGGTCAGCTCGGGGCCGGTCCACGCGGGCCACTTGCGCCGGGACCCCTTGACCTCCGCGCCGTCCACGGTGAGGTACGGCCTCACGCGCGTCCAGCCGGTGTTTCCGCCCGGCGTCACAAGCGTGGCCCTGTAGTCGACGCGCACGAGGTGCCTGGACGGCACCGTGACCGTCACGGCGACGGTGTAGAAGTCGTCCCACGAGCCCCCGGTGGACACCTCCCGGTCCGCGTTGAGCGCGGCCTCGCCGAGGAGCCCCAGCGTGCCGCCGGAGGCGGACGCCGCGTCCCCCCTCGCCTCCACCGTGGCCTGCGCCGTGGTGGTGGCACCCGCCGGGAGCCGCATGTATGCGAGCACGGTGGCGTAGGTGGGGACGTGGGGCCTCGCGGGGCTCGCCGCCGCCGTCCCCTGGGTGACGCCGAGGGTGACGTGGTTGTCCTGGTCCCCCTGGTCCCTGTCGTGCGCGGTCACCCACACCGCGTCGATGCGCGGGTAGCCCGCGCCGTTGGCGGCCACCGCCGGGGTGCTCCCAGCCGCGACCGTGGCGAGCGTCGAGCCGTCCCCCGCGCCGCGCGTGCAGACGGCGACGCCGGGCGCCACCGAGTACGCGAGCGAGGACGATCCATTCACCCCGAGGCCCGAGAGTATGCCGGCCTGGGGGAGGAGCGCGGCGAGCGCGAGCCTGAGCGCGAGCGGCGTCGTGCCGTCCGCCCCCGAGTTGCGCACGCCAAGCGCCACGTTGTCTGCCATTGATTGCCCTCCTTGCTAGATGTAGGTGTCGCGCCACTCGACGCAGACCGTGCCGGTGCCCGTGGCCGTGAGCGCGAGCGTCACCTCGCCGCCCGCGGGGACGGACGGGAAGCCGCGCGCCGAGAGCAGCCTAGACGCGTCGATGCCCGCGACGCTGGCCGTGCGCGACAGGCAGTCGAGCGTTACCGGCTGCGCGCCCACGTGGCCGTCCCACGCGAGCTGCGCCCCGGTGGCGGTGTCGGTGATCACGAGGCCGCCCATGTCGCCAGATGCAGTTATCACCGGGTACGCCGCGCTGGTGCCCTCGTTGCGGAGCGTCGCGACGTTCGCCACCGCGCCGCCGTCCCCGAAGGAGAGCGGCCACAGCAGGCCGTGCGGGGCGTCCGCGTGCCACGCGAGCGCGCCCGCAGCGGCCCCCGGCGAGAGGTACGCGCGGTGGGGCGTGGTGCCGTAGCGGCGCGGGTCGGGGCAGACGATGGTGAGGGTGCTCACCTGCGCGCGCGTGCGGCGCACCTTGCCCCACTCGACCTCGACGTACCCCTCGGCCTGCGTCTCCTCGGCCCCGTCGCGCACGACGATGGTCACGATGCGGTGCGCGAGCGCGAGCAGCCGCCTCCTGCGGGCGGCCACCGCGTCCGAGTCCGGGCCGGCCGCCATCACGCCGATGGTGACGGTCCTCGCCGAGTAGAGCACGGCGGACGGGCCGACGGGGAAGGCCCCGTCACCGGCGGCACGCTCCGAGAGCGACACCTTCGCCTGCGGGGTCTCAAACCAACCCTTGACGCCGGTGTCCCAGTCCACGTAGAGGCCGTCTGGAGTGCGCCCGTGGGTCTGGCCGTCTATGTCCACGCCGCCGACGGTGACGGAGAAGGGACGATATCCCACGGTCACACCCCCTGTGCCGCGCTCATGAGCGACCTCGCCGCGATAGTGCCGGCGACGTAGGCGTCCTCGCGCTCGTAGATGTTGTTGGTGACGTTCTGGATGACCGTGCGCCCGCCACCGGCGACGCCGATGCGCCCCGCGACGCCCTCCGCAATCACGTCGGCGAAGGGCTGCGAGTAGCGGCGGTTCGTGAGCGGCACTATGTGAGTGCCGTCGTAGTACTCAGCCCCGGCCTCGCCCACGAGGTCGTACGGCGTGACCATGGTCGGGCCGGTGTAGATGGCCCCGTCAGCGTGCGCCCTCACGCCGCCACGAGCGTTGAGCCTCACGCCCCCGGCGGCGTTTCCGGTGACCGTGTGCACGACCGCCGTCCACGCACCGTTGGTGAGCGTCCAGAGCTTGTTGAGCAGCCCCTGCACGCCGGAGGAGGCTGTGGAAACGCCGCTTGTCGCAACGGTGGCCGTGTAGGTGCCCTCTACCATGCCCAGCTTAGACCGCAGCTCGCGGGCGTTTCCCGTCTCCGCCTGTGTCGTGCCGTTGGACGTGACGTCGAAGCTCTTGCCGGCAACCTCCGTGGCGCTCAGGTGGTCGACGCCCTCCTGCTCCACGCTGATGGTCCCGTCGTCGTTGACCGTGAAGCTCTTGCCATTGATGGTCATCGCGTCGAGGTCCCACACCTTGCCTGTCTCGTCGGTGATGGTCCCGTCGTCGTCGACGGTGAAGGTCTTCGGGTCGAGCCCGAGGGAGTTGAAGGTCTCCAGGATCTGCGTGAGCGTGCCCATGTCGCCGCCCGCGCTCTCCACGAGCCGCGCGAAGGCGTCAGAGCCCATGGCCGCGAGGGTGTCCGTGGATATGCCGGCGGATGCCGCTGCCCCGGCCAGCTCCTCCAGCGAGAATCCGGTGTCCGAGAGCGCGTCCGCCCACCCGTCGGTGCTCGTCAGGAAGTCTCTCATGGCCTGCCCGGCGTCCGTGCACGCGACCTGCGCGAGGCCCATCTGCTCCGCCCACTCGGCGGTCTCCTCGTTTGCCGCGGCGAGCGACGCGTTGGCATCGTCGAGCTTCTTCTTGTACCCGTCGGTCTGCGCCGATATGGTGGCGGTAGACTTGGCGGCCTCGTCCGTCATCCCCGGCAGCTTCTTGGCGTCCTCGTAGTACTCCTGCCAAGCGTCGTCGTATTCCTTTTGCGCCGCCGTGGCGTTCTTCTGCATCTCCATCTGGTTCTTGAGCGCCTCGGTGTACAGCTCCTGCGTGGCGTTGACCCTGGCCTCCTCCTGCTTCTTCTTGATGAGGCCGTCTATCTCGCCCTTCAGGTCGACTATCGCGCCGCTCTGGTCCTCGTACTCGCCGGTGAGCACCTCTGCGGCGGTGTAGGATGTCCCCAGCTCGTCGTTGAGTCCCTTGAGCGCCCACTCCAGGAGCGCCGTGTCCTCCGCCGAGGCGCTGCCCTTGCCGGCGAGCCGGTCTATGACGTCCTGGTACTGCCCAAGCATCGATATGCTGTCGTAGGCATCGTCCCGGATGCCAGCCATCGCGTCGTTGTGCTCCTTGATGGCGTCTGTGAGCTCCTTGGTGTCCATGGCCGCGTCCTGCGCCATGCCGCCCCAGTCGGTGACGGAGCGGGAGCCGTCCGCGAGCCTAGAGGAGGCGTCCTCGGAGCTGTCGGCCATGTCGCCGAGCGAGTCCGCGAAGTCGCGGTCGGTCTTCCAGGCGTCGTACGCCTTGAGGCCGAGCGCCACCACGGCGGCCACGGCGAGGCCCACCCCGCCTGCCGCAAGCTTCCCATTGGCGCCGGTCACCTCGAGCGCGTCGCCGAGGCTCCCCATTATCTCCGTGGCCGACTTGAGCCTGCCGAAGGCGCTTACGGCCTTGCCGACGCCGCCCGCCACGGAGCCAATCGCGCTCACAGCCTTGCCGCCGACGGTGAGAAGCGGCCCTGCGACGGCTGCCATGGCGGCCGCCTGGATGACCGCCTGCTGCTCCTCCCTTGACATGGAGGAGAAGGACTTGGCCGCGCCCTCTATGGCGTCTGTAACGGGCTTCGCGGCGTCCACGGCGTCGAGGGCGGCGTCCGCGAGCGGGCCGCCCACCTCCTCAGCGACGGCCGTCACGCGGTTCTTGAGCACGTCCATCTTGGAGGCCAGCGAGTCGTTGCGGTTGTCTACCTCGTTCTGGAGGGCGGTGTTCTTCTCCCACTCGTCGTTCGACAGGCTCACAGCACGCGTCAGCAGGTCGGAGTTGCCCGCGAGCCTGCGCAGGAAGTCGCTCTGGCGCGTCTCGGTGATGCCGAGGTCCCCCAGGATGACGTTGAGGTCCTCGCCGGACGCCTGGGCGTCCGACATGCCCCTAATCACGGCCTCGAAGGTGCCCGTGGCGTCGGTCTGCCAGGCGCTCTTGAACTCGTCGACGGACATGTGGGCGAGGTCGGCCCACTTCTGCAGCTTGTCACCGTTCGTCGAGACCTGCGTCCCGATTTCGTTGACCGTCTTCGAGAAGGCGGTGCCGCCAGCCTGCGCCTCCATGCCGAGCGACGCGGTCGCCGCCGCGATGCCCAGGATGTCGGCCTGGGACATCCCGGCCTGGGTGCCTGCCGAGGCCATGCCCATGGACATGTCCGAGATCTTGCTCTCGGTAGTCGCCATGTTGTTGCCGAGCCCCACGATGGCCGAGGCATAGTTCTCGGCCTTGTCCTGCGCCATCCCGGTGATGTTGGCGAACTGCGCGAGGTTGGTGGCCGCCGTGTCGGCGTCCATGTCGGTCGCGATGTCGAGCCCGGAGACGGTCTGCGCGAAGGATTGGAGTTTGTCGTCATTCCACCCGAGCTGCGCGCCGAGCCCCTCCAGCTGGAGGATCGTTGAGGCGTCCACCGGCTGCGTCTTCGACAGCTCGATGGCGCTCTCCTTGAGGCTCTGGTACTGGTCCTCGGTGAGGTCGGTGGTCTTGCGCACGTCGGTGAGCGCGCTGTCGATGGTGACGGCCGAGCTGACGCACGCGGTGGCCATGGCCGCGAGCGGCACGGTGACACCCACCGTGAGCCTGCCGCCCACGGAGGAGAGGCCCTCGCCCACGCCCTTGGCCACACTCTCGAAGTTCGACAGGCCGTCTGCGGCTTTGGCGAATCTCGATGCGGCATACGTGGCGTCTACCAGCGCCTTCTGGTCGCGCTTGAGGTAGGCCTCTGCCTGCGCCAGCTCGCGCGAGACGCGCTGGTACGCGGCGCTCGTGGTGTCCCCGCTCTTCGCGAGGTCATCCTGCGCCTGCTTGAGCGTGTCGACGCGCTTCTTCGTGGCCTCGACCTTGCTGCCTGCGGCCTTGACCGCCTCGCCGAGCAGCTTCTGGGAGGTCGAGTCGAACTTGAGCGCACCCTGCACGCTCCTGAGCTGTCTCTGGGCCTTCTTCGCCTCGGAGTTGACCTCCGCCAGCGCCGCCGTGAGCTTGGTGGAGTCGCCCTCGAAGGTGACGTAGAGGCCCTTGTACTCGGATGCCACTCGCGGACCTCCCGTCCGACGTGTGCGATTTCCCGTGCTAGAAGCTCGCGAGGACCTTCCTCGCGTCCGCCGCCGTGCCCATCACGTCGCCGCCCTCGCGCTCGCCTGGCGGAATCGAGTCCGTCTGCGCTATCGCCAGCAGGCGGCGCGAGTCGAGGGGGCTCATGTGCCATGCGTCCGCGTACGGGACCCCGATTGACAGGAGCGACGCCACCACGGCGTGCTCCGGCCACGCGAGACGCTCGGCCGTGGGCACGGCGTCGCGCGTGGCGCTATCCCTTCTGGGCCTCGCCCTCGTCGGGCTCGACAGCGTCACCGAGTCCGTCTGGGAGCCGAAAAAAGGTGAGGTTCCCCAGCTCGAAAACCCCGTTTGCCGCCGTCGCCACCTCGTAGAGGTTCGCCGGGGCGTGCTCGACGGACGCGCGGAAGGCCCTCCACGATGACTTGGTGGAGCCTGCCGCACGGGCCATCGCCCAGATGGCGGCAAGGATGCGCGGGACCTCGTCCCACTCCGGCCAGGCGACCCCGGCTGCGAGCACGCGCTGGCGGTCCGCCAGCAGGTCGTGTATGAGCCTGCCGGTGTAGCTCCCAGCGTCCCTCTCGGCGTCTCCGGTGAGCGCCTTGGAGTCGGCCTCGCGGAACTCGTCCGCGTAGACGCGGCACGCGAGGTTGCTCGCCTCCACCTCGAGCTTGCGCCCACCCACGGTCACGGTCGTGCGATTGTCGTATGCGGTGTCTGCCATGGTCTTCTCTCCTTAGTCCGGTGCCACGGCGGGGGAGCCGCCCCGCCTTGGAGAGGGGAGGCGCGGCGACGCCCCCGTCGTGGCGCTGTGGCGCGAGATTTCAAAACAGGCACCACGGAAGGCCCCATCTACCGGGGCCCCGTGGTGCCTGTTTTCGACTTTCTGGGGCTTCCCAGCCTACGCGCCGGCGGTCGCCATCGTCATGAATGGGACGGTCTCGAAGGCCTTCTCGTAGCCAGCGTCGCCGGGCTCGAAGGTGACCATGGTCCGCTCTACGCCGTCGCTGCACGCAATCGGGGATGCCTTGAAGTTCGAGGTCTCGGCGTCCTCGTTGATGCCCGAGGACGTGTTCGTGGCCGCCGTGAGAGTGGGTGTGTCAGCCGTGTTGTTGAGAAGCCACACGCGGTAGCCGCCCACGTCACCGGTCGTCTCGAAGCCGAAGGCGAAGTTCTTCGCCACGTCGGTGGGGCTCTCCACGAGCGCCCCGGTAGTCTCGTCCTTCGTCTGGCCGAGGACCTTGGTGTAGAAGTCGCGGATGAAGCGCGCCGCCTGGACCGTAAGCTCCTTTCCGCCGGCACCGGACGACGTGAAGAAGTTGGGGTTGTCGTCGGCCGCGACCGAGGAGGACGAGGAGCTGCCGTTCGAGATGGCGACAGACTCCGCGCCCTTGTTCTGCCACGGCTTCTCGTACTTTCCGTCGGTGGGGACGGAGAAGAGCATGCGCTTCAAGCCGAAGCGCACCTTGGAGGATTCGGCCATGCCTTACCCCCTTTCCGCCCGGCTACGAGCCGAGCACCGTCACTGTGTATGTGGTCTCGAGCACCCCGCCGCCGAGCGGCACGGAGCGCCGGACGAATGGCGCGCACGCCGCCTGGAGTGCGGCCTCGATGCGCCCCTCGAGGGCCATGTCGCGCCCGCGCGTGTACACCTCGGCGGTGTACGGGGTGACCCGCTGGAAATTGGCCCCGTCTGCCATCACGTCGGCGCTCGTGCCGGGCACGAGCAGCGCGTACGGGAGGGCGGGTGGGGACCCTTCGTCGGAGGGGTCCCACTGGACCTGCGCGTAGGGCAGGCCAGCGGCCCCGAGGACCGCGCAGAGGTCGGAGAGCGTCATGCGTGCAGCCCCCTCAGCCTGTCCGCGCCCACCTCGTAGGCGGGGTCGATGTGCGGGTACGCCGGGACGCGTTCGCCGGTGTCAATCCCATTCACGAATTTCTCGTGGCCCTTCTCGAGCAGGTGCGTGAGCCCCGGCTTCTTTTTGTTGTGCACGATCACCTTGACGTGCCCGATGCCAAGCTCGGTCTCGTACCCCCAACCTGCCGCGTACTCGCCGGTGATAGCGGGCGTCAGCGCGCCGTTGCGCAGCTCGTCCGTGGTGGCGCGGGCTGCGGCCTGTACGTCCCTCCTGAGCTGCTCGTCATCCTGTATCACGACCTCCTCGGCGATCGCCATGAGGGTGTCTGAGAAACCGTCTATCTTGACGGTCACGCTACCGGCCAATCTGGGCCACCCCCCTCGAGCACGCGAGGGTCACCCACTCGCCGTCGCCGGTGGCGCCGGTCACCGCGTAGGCCTCCCCGCCGATTCGAAGCTCCCTCTCGCCGCGCCAGTCGAGCGCGCGCACGCGCACTGACGCCGACGGCATGGGCGCGTCGCCAGAGGAGCGCCCCCACGACGCGACCCGGTACCTGACGGTCACCCCCGACGGGGAGCGCGCCGGAAAACCGAGGGCGTCGTAGGACACCCCACCTGTGAGCAGGTCGAGCGTGCCGTCCGAGGACAGCTCCGAGAGGTAGAGCCACGAGAGCCTGCCGTCACGGTCGAGCCTCGTCACGTCGAAGACCGCGCCGTCTATGGCCACGCAGTCCGTGGTGGACACGCCGGGGGGAAGCTGCACCCGCACCTTGCGCGTCACGCCGGACGCCGAGTCGCCGAGCGTCGCAGCGTCGACCTGCCTGAGCTGAGAGCTGGCGAATGGCACAGTGGCCGCCAGCTCGTATGAGCCGGGGCTCGACCAGTCGGCGCCGCGCACGCGCCACGCGTCCCCGCGCCTGAGGACGGAGAGGACCCCGTCGGTGGGCGCGAAGACGGACGCCTTAGCCTTGAGGGCCATCGCCGCCCCCGTCCTGCGCCGTGGGCGCGGTCACGAGGGCGCGCGCGCACGAGAGCTCCTGCGCGTAGTTGGCCCAGAAGTCGTCGAGGGCGTCGCTCCACTCGTACAGGCACGCGTTGAGGTAGAGCGGCCACGCCGGGCCGTCGGCCACGGAGAACTCGTGGTCGGCGGGGTATCCCAGCCGCGCTGCGAGGGCGGGCGATACGGACCCCTCCACATCGACGATGCGTGCCTCGGTGGAGGGGTCCTCCCAGGTGATGCCGAGCTTGCGGCGCACGGCCGCCGTCACGTCAGCCGCCATGCCCCGTCACCCCCGCTAGGCCGATGCCTTGGTTGTCACGGTGCCGTTGACCTTGACGTTGACGTACGCGGGGTCAAGATTGGAGATGTCAAGCACGATTGCCGAGGTGTTGTCCTCCGCCTTACCGAAGGCGTACATGACCTGCTTGAAGAGCCGCTGGTCGTCGAGGAACTTGGCCTCGTCGCTGTACTCGATGCCGCGCGAGCCTCCCGCGAAGACGTCGTACTCGCCGAGGAGCGCCAGGACGGCGGTACCGTCCTCGAGCGCGATGGACGGGTAGACGGTCGTTGGCAGCGGAAAGAGGTCGCGGACGTACTGGCCGCTGGTCGCCTGCACGGTGGTGGCGGGCATGACCTTGGTCAGGTAGTCGGTGGTGGAGCAGACAAGCGCGAGGCCGCTCGACGCGTCGCGGAAGTCGATGGCCTTGGCCTTCTCGTTCTCGTCCTTGGCAAGTTGGGCCACAAGCCCGCCGTACGTGGCGGGGGTGAAGTCGGTCACCTTGACGGCAGTCTTCTTTGGGTAGCCGGTCGTGTCGCTGTAGGAGACGCCACTGTGGATGTCGCGGTCGAGGCCGATGGGCTCGCCCTTGGCGCCCATGCCGTCAACGACGCCCTGCTCGAGGCCGCAGGCGATGGCCTCGCCCATGACGGTGCGCACGTAGCCGTCAAGCCACGTGGGGCCGAGCTTGAGCATGTCCACGCTCACTGCGGCGTAGGCGGAGAGCTTGCCCTGCTTGACGTCGACGACCTCGAAGGCGCTCGTGATCTCCTTCGTGATGACGTCGCCGGGGTTGCCCCACGCCGCGAGCTGGCGCGTGTGCTTGTTGCGCAGCCACTCGGTCACAAAGCCGACGTTGACCACGTGGACAGCCGCGAGGAGCGGGTGGCGCTCCTGGATGTCCTTGATGATCTGGTCGAAGATGGTGGTGGGCATCATCTTGTCCGGCATGTGCGAGAAGTCGGTGAGCGCCTGTTGGGGGTTCGGCGACTCGAGCGCCTCGATGACGCCCTCGTAGTACGCGGTCTCCTGGCTGGTGAGCTGGCGGAAGCCGCGCTGCGCGAGGATTGCGGAGTCGCTGGACGCCACCGCCTGCCTGTACTGCTCCGTGACGTCCTCCATGATGGACGAGCGGTAGGCCTCGAGGGCCGTCTCCACCTGCTGGGCGTCATCGGACGCGAAGGCCTGCGCGAGGTCGCGCACGGCCTTCTGGCTGGTGCTGCTGAGATTGATGGGCATACGCATTCCCTTTCTTATTCGTCTTTTCCGAGGAGCGCGGCGAGGCGCGCGTACCCGTGGAGGGGCTCAGGCGCGGGCTCGGTCTCCCCATCCTGCTGCGGTCCGGGCTCCTGCCCGGGCTCTGCCGCCGTGGCGGAACGGGACAAGAGCGCCTCCGCGACCATCCGCGCGACCTCCGCGAGCTGGTCTCCGCTGATGGACACCTCTGCCGCTGGCGTGGTGGCGCGGCCGGAGAGCGCGTCGAAGGCGGCCTGGCGTGCCGCCTGCGTCGGGGCTTCGTCCCCGTCGTCTGCCGCGTCCTCCACGTCCGTCGCCAGGCCCCACTCGAGGGCCTGCTCTGGCGGCACCCACGTCTCGGCGTCCATCACGGCGTCGAGCGTCTCGGCGTCGATGGACGTGCCGGTGAGGTAGGCGGTCTTGCTCAGCTCCGTGATGACGTCGAGGTCGTCGGCGGCCTTGCGCAGCTGCTTGGCGTTGCCCCCGACCCTCTGGTAGAGGGGGTTGTGGAGCATCAGCAGCGACGCGGGGCGCATGACGCGGCGCGAGCCTGCCATGAAGACCACGGACGCGATGGAGCACGCGAAGCCGTCGCAGACGGTGGTCACGTCACGCCCGCTCTCGCGGAGCGCGTTGTATATGGCCACGCCCTCCGAGACGTCGCCGCCAAAGGAGTTGATGTGCACCTCGATGGCCCGCGTGCTCGCGGGCAGCGCCCGGATGGCGTCGACCACGTCTAGCGCCTCGGTGCGGGACGGGTCCCGCTCGCCGGTAAGCAGCTCGAAGAAGCCGCCCCTGGCGATGTCGCCGAAGATGGTCATCCGCGCGACCGCAGGGTCGCCGGTATCCGTCGTGAGCTGCATTACGCTGTAATTAGGCATTTGATTCACCCCCCGCCGCCGACTCGTTGTTCTTAGTCCGCTGGTATTCGTCAGCCCAGGGCTCCGGGATGGGGTCCTGGCCGGTGAATCGCCGTATCTCGTTGGGGTTGTCGACCGTCGCGCCGACGAGCTTCGCGGCGGCGTCCGCCACCTGGAAGATGTCGACGTGCCTGATGTGGGTCGTGTCGACCGTCGCGCGGGCGCCGCGCGCCCACTCGGCGCGCGTGTACGTCTTGCGCGTGATCTCCTCCGAGAGCATCCGCGCGATTGGGTCCACGCCGAAGGTGAGGAAAGCCCCCATCGTCGCCTCGAAGTTGTTGACGTTGCCCTCGAGGAGCGACGCGGGCATGTGCATGCACGCGGCCACCACCGAGTACATGTCCCGGCGGATGCCTGTCACGTCCTGCGTGGCCTGGCCGGCGGTCTTGGCCACGTCCGCCGAGGCGCGCTCCATGGACTGGCCCTTGTAGAGCGGCATGATGCCGTCATCAGAGCGGACGAACTCCCGCGTGGCGGTCCTCAGCTGCTGCTCGACGGCCTCCTGCTGCTCCCTGGTGCCAGTGGGCGGCCTGTCGAGATGCATGAGCCACTTGCGGCCCATCCGGTCCCTCGTGGAGCCGATGACGGCCGCCGCGAGCCTGTCATAGGCATCATCGGACCTCCTCTGGAGGGCGCGCCAGCCCCCGCCGACGCCCCTCATGTCGAAGGCGTAGACGTCGCCGGACTCGAGGGGCCGCCCCACGACCTCGCTCGACCCCTCCACGGAGAGGTTCCTGTACAGCGCGGGCATGCCTGGCCGAACCTCCGGCTCCACGCCCCCGTCAGCCACGTAGATGGACGTCTGCGAGCCGCGCCGCACTGGCACCACGACCGCGCGGCCATCGTCCACGAGCAGGCGCCCCAGCAGGTCGGCCATCATCTCCGACCGCGACTGGTTGGGGTTCGGCGACACGTTCCACAGCCACGCGCCGTCTGCCGACGCGTCGGGCTCCCCGTCCTGGCCGTAGAAGCGGACGTCGCAGAGCTGCAGCGCCGAGATGACATAGCCAGCCATGACCTGACGGGCCTGCTCCATCCAGACGCACGCCTCGGCGGCGTCTGCCGTGGACCCTGCCCCTGCGGCCTCAGTGTCGCCAATGACGTTCCCCAGCCAGTCGATGACCCTCTGGCGGATTCCCACCGGCCACCTCCCATGTACACAAAAAAGGGCCCCTCTCGGAGCCCCATTGCTGCATTGCGTTCTGCCGCTCAGCGCGCGTTGCGCTCGACGTGCGTGGCGCACGTCGACACGAACGGCATCCTGTACTCAGCGATGGCCGGTGTCTGAGGCCGTGCGGCCTCCTCAAGGAGCACCGCGCTCGCGGCCCACGCCATGAGCGTCTCGGTCGAAACCATATGCACCTCGGTACCGTGTTCGCCCCCAGCGTCACACCAGCCGATGGCGCGCATGATGGCGCGGCTCAGCGGCTCGTCACTCTTCCTGTCCATGCGTCCCTCCAATCAGCGCCTGCATGGCCCTCTCGCGCTCCGAGAGCGTCCATACTTTGGCTGCGGCGCGCTCTGCTGCGGCGCGCTCTGCTGCGGCGCGCTCTGCTGCGGCGCGCTCTGCTGCGGCGCGCTCCGAGAGCAGCAGGCCGCCGCCGAAGATGGTCTTTCCCACGGCACGCTGCGAGTCCAGCGCCGGTATCTTGCAGCACTCGCCCCTCGGCACCGCGTACCGCGTGTGGTGCGCCGCGTACCACTGCATCCGCGCCGCCGTCACGACCTCGGGCGGGTACTCGTACTTGGGAAGCTTGTTGACCGTGTGGTGACGCAGCTCGTCGCACACGGCGTTGATGGCGTCCCCGAGGTCAGGCTCAGACTCGGCAACGTTCGGCGACGGCAGGGACGTGACGAACCCCGTCCGCACGTTGGCGCCGTTCTCGTAGACAATGTTCGAGTCACACAGCAGCACGCAGCAGCGCTCGTCGAAGCTGCCGAAGGCCGTGAGAGACGGGCAGAACAGGAAGAACGGGATGCCGCGCTCCATGTAGAAGCGCCTTATCTTCGCGAGCATCGAAAACGGCGGGTTGTCCACCACGACGCACCCCGTCCGGGTACTCGTATCCCTCGTAGTCTCCGCCGGGCCAGAACGGGCGCACGAATCGCGAGCGGTCGATGTCCCATCGGCGCTCGACGTAGGAGTTCACGACCTCCATTACCTCGGGCGGCGTGTAGCAGTCATCCGTGGTCTTCTTCGGCTTGAACTTCTCGACGAAGCCGTCGTAGTCGATGAAGCTCTGCTTGCTCTGGGTCATCGCGGCCAGTCCATCGGGCTCTCGCGGTTTGCCATCAGCTCCGCCACCTCCGCCTCGGTAAGCTCCCAAGCGCGGTCGCGGTCGTGGGCGTGGCGGCGCGTGCGCGGGAGACGAACCACAACACCACGCACGAGGAGCGCGCGGCGGAAGGCCCACGCCACCGTGGTGTCGTGCCATGCGGCCAGGTCGGCCATCTGCTGCAGGGTCATGCGGCCTCCTACCACGTGACCGGGGACGCGAAGACGAGCGGCCCGGCGTCCTCCGGTATCCAGTCGGCCACCACGAAGGCATGGACCATCGCCATGAAGGGGTCGGTCTTGCGCCCGTGCGGCTCTATCTTCCCGTACTTGAAGCAGCCGTTCGGCGCGGGCTCGAGCTTTGCGTTGTTGGTTGCCCAACGCATCATCGGGGAGTCGCCCCACGCTATGGCGTGCCTCGCGAAGGCGGAGTCGATGACCGGCTGCACGCGCATCACGTCGCTCGGGCGCGTGAGCCACACCTGCTGGTCATCGCCCCTGGCGTCCGGGTCCAGTCCGGCGCGCTCGACGATCGCGCGGCGCATGAGCGAGAAGCGGTACGTGTCCATCGACACGCCCCGGAGGTACGCCCCGAGCGCGCCTGCGGTGCGGGTCACCCAGCCCGCCACGTCATCCGGCGGCACCTCGACGGAGTCGACGATGGTGAGCTGCCCGGACTCCGCCCACTCCCCGAGCGGGGCCTTCACCTCGCCCGCGTCGGCGCTCCTGGTGCACCACCAGGCGTGCGGCACGACCTGCCACTCGCCACCCACGTGGAAGAGCAGGCACGCGCCCACCATGTCGGTGGTCTTCGCGTAGTCGATGCCGGCGACGCACGTCGCGCCGCGCAGCGCGCCCTCGTCGACCGGCCGCGACGCCGCGAGCAGGTTCTCCCAGCTCGTGACCTGCACGTCCGTCCTCCCCTGCGGGAGGTTGAAGCGCTTCGTGGGCACCGAGGTGTGCCGCTGCGGGTCCCGGCGCCACTCGCGGACCTCCCTGCGGTACTCCTCCATGAGCGTGGGAGAGCGCAGGAGGCGGGGGCACGCCTTCGGCCATTCCGACTCGTCGGCGGCCTCGTCGAGGGAGTCGAGGTGGCACATGAAGGGGAGCAGGCCGTCGTCGGGCTCTGCCCCGGAGAGTATCGCGCGGGCGCGGTCCTTGAGCCCGTCGAGCGGGCCGTCCCGGACGTCCCCGTCAGTGGTCGTCATGAGGCGGCGCGGGTGGTCCTTCTTGCCGAGGCCGCCCGTGAAGACCTCCATGGAGGCCCCGTCCTCGTATGCGTGGACCTCGTCGAACCACACGCAGCCGGACTGCATGCCGTCCTTCGAGTTGGAGTTCCCCGACCAGTACTTGACGCGGCTCTGCGTCTCGTCGTTCGTCAGCTCGAGCTTGTTCCACGTGAAGCCCTGCGAGAAGAGCGCGCGGTCCCCGTCGAGGATGCGGTAGAGGTCGTCGTAGCCGATGCGGGCCTGCGGCTCCGTGGTCGCGCATATGTCGACGTCGTACCGCGGTATCCCGTTCGCGGGCGAGACCATGCAGAAGGTGAGGAAGGCCCCGAAGCCGGTCTTGCCGTAGCCGCGCCCCACGTAGAGGAGCAGGTCCGGCCACCTCGGGAAGCACCCCTCGCGGAAGGTGCAGAGGAAGAGGGCGACCATGAAGCGCTCGTCGCTCGACAGCTCGAAGGGGAAGTAGCGCTGGTAGCCCATGTAGCGCGCCAGGCGCTCCCGGTCCACCCAGAGGCGCTCGGTGGCGAATACCTCGCGCACGTGGGCGCAGAGGGCGCGCATGTCCTCGCACGCGGGCACGCACCCTCCCTCGACGTCGCGCAGCCACCCCGATATCTCGGGTACGGCTATGCGCTTGTGCGTCGCATACCTGGGGGTCCGCACATCACAGCTCCAGCCTCTCGCCGCCCTGCGCGGCGTCGTCCTTGCGCGCCCTCCCGTGCGACGCCACCGGGTCGTAGCCCATGCGCGTCCGGGCGTACATGTCCATCGCCTTCGAGTTTCCGCCGCACGCGGCCTCGAAGAGCGCTTTGTTGAACATCGCGTGGCCGACCGTCTGGAAGCGCCTGGCGGTGGCCTCGAAGTCCCCGCCGAAGGCCTTGCGGCACAGCCTGTCGAGGTCGGCGGGCTCGCAGCCGGTCACGGCGCACACCTCGTCGGCCCCGCTCCCGGACGTGAGGAGCCCCCTGACGTTCTCCACGTCCTCGTCGGACCACGAGGCCCTAGAACGGGATGTCGTCATAGAGCTCGCCCGTGTCGCGCTTCTTCTTGCTCTTCTTCTTGCGCTTCTCGGAGCGCGCCTTGGCCTTGGTGCGGCCCTTGCGCCCCGCCACCGCCGCCGCGCCCGCTTCCTGATGCCATGAGATCCTCCTAGTCCGCTATCGCGCCCCACAGGCGGTTTCCCCGCACGGGCCTGGGATACGGCTCGTCGCGGTTGATGGTCGAGTACGCCGCGAAGACCCTGTCGGCGAAGCGCTCCACGTACTCGTAGAGGCCGTCGTCGCACTCGACGCGCACCTGCTCGATGTTTCGCGAGCTTCTCAGGTTCGCGCTGCCGTCCATCACGAGGTGGTGTCCGGCCAGCGTCTCCACGCTCACGATCTTCGTGTGTATCGACGCGAAGGCCACGTCGAGGACGAGTCCCGGCACGTCCAGCGCCTCGTAGAGGTACGGGACGAGCTGGCCCGGCCTGTGCTCGTGGCCCCAGAAATAGACCGACAGGATGATGCGCAGGCGCTCGAGCCGCCCCTCCATCATGTCCGCGACGTTGCGCAGCGAGTCGATGTTCTCCTCGCTCATCGAGAGCGTCTGCACCGTCATGAGGCGCGGGGCGACCTTGCGCCGCTCCACCATCGCCTCGAGCACGTCGCCGAAGACGAAGTTCCCCGAGACGAAGGCGAAGGACCTGTACCCATCGCAGAGGTCGAGCCCGTCCACGAAGTCGCAGGCGTGCTCGTACGAGACCTCGCCGAGGACGTTGTCATACACCCTCGGCCTGTCGTAGCGGCACGTCTCGAGGCCGTCGGACTCGCCGCCGCGCTTCACGTCGGAGAGCGAGAAGTCGAGGTCCGCCGCGACGCCCCCGAAGTCGAGCGAGGGCACC